TTTGCTTTTATATGTGATTTACTAAAGCTCATACCTTTTCTCATATCTTTTTTCATACTAGCCATATGCTTAGTAGTGTGATGCTTTGAATGCTCTTTTAATTTGTCCGTTTGTTTCTTAGTTAAAGCAGCCATTACACCTTCTTCTTTATTTTTTTCTTTATTATTTTTTTTAATGTTTTAGCTTGTTTTAAATGCATCTTAGACGCACCTTTTAATTCTTTAACTATTTTTTTAATTTTTGGTGACATTATTTTTTACCCATAAGTTTCATGGCTTGACCCGCACCTTTAATACCAAATGAACTGGATACAGCTATAAATAATAAATACTGATACCAATCTGGTAAAGTGTTAAGCACTTCAAATCCTGCTCGTACATGTTCGGTAAGTGACGGAATGAAGACTAAAATTGCGGGAGCTAACAGGACGACTAAAGCAAATTCATCCTTCCAGCTTGAATCTGTATTATCAGCCATAGATTTTTCCCACTCGACCTCGCCAGCTGCAACTCGTTCTGCAACTTTGGCTTTAGCCATGACCGTAGCTACTTTGGCTTTTCCTTCTGCCTTTGTCTTCTCAACCTTGTTGTCCATCCAGCTAGTCGCTAGATTTGCAATAGGTCCAATTATCGCTGCGAACATTTGCAATCCTTTTTGACAAATCTATTATCAACCCAAACTTTACCATAGTATAAAATAAAAAGCCACAGTGTAAAAAGTGCTCCTTCTATATAAGATAAACTATTCCACGCATCTAATATTGTATTTTCCATTTAAATCTCCTATTTAGCTATACTTCTTAAACTTTCCATTACTGAATCAATGCTGGGGATCTTTGAGTTCTTATTGACCACACAACGATACTGCTTTGGGCATCCCACTCTAATATCAGCAAATTCTAACTCGTATGTTTTTTGAGCTCCAACGTAAATGCAAGCCATTTTATCTTTAAACACTTTCCTCGTTTTTAAACGGCAAGTGGTGTAGGTAGGCTCAATTATTTTGCCTTGCCATATCTTTTGCTGTTTAGTGTAATCTTTTGCTTCGGCTCTCTTAATCCAAATAGAAGTCAACACTGTAAAGAAACCAATTATAACTAAGAACAAAAGAAACCAACCAATTACTTCTGCAATTTGTTTTCTCAACGCTTGCTGCTTATATATGGTTCGTTGACGCTCTTTCCTAATCTCTCCTTCCATCTGAAGTAATTCATCATAAGCGTTAGGTCCTATGGTTAAATTTAAAAACATCTTTAACTCATAGCGTTGTTCTTCTAATTTTTTCTTAGCCGAATAAGCCTGTAGTGCTGTGGCTTCAATACTTCCTGCACCAAAGACTTTACCAAATATTCCAGGGTTCTTGGCTTGTTTTTCAGCGTTATCTATATCTGATGAGGCTCCCATCCACCTAGTTAAGTCACCAGACATTTGTTCTAAATCACGACCAACAGCAAACCCACTCTTAATTGCAGAGAATGCTTTGCTTGCAACACCTACGGCTATTGATATAGTTACTGGATCCATATCCAGATTATATCACACCTTATTTAGGTTTGTTAGCCCTTGCCTTAGAAGCAGCATTCGTATTTATACGATACACATTCACATCGTTTCTATCGTCAGCAATGCTCTCTTGTAACTTCTGTCGTTCTTGAGCCAATTCATAAGTTTGCTGTATCTTAGCTCCGTCAACTTGAAAGTTCATTTGATCATTCATTGTTTTACGTTGCAATTCAGCTGTATCATTCTCTAACTCTTTCTTCCTTATCTCAACTAAAGGATCTTCTGGAGTTTGTGGTGCTAGTTGCGGTAATAACTCATTTAAAATCTCACCAATTTGTTGAGCTATTGCAGCTTCTATTGCAGCTGGATCTATCTCTGGCACAGGTTCACCTTGCATCTCAGCTTCTTGTGAAGCTTTTTCAAAAAATGTGGTTACTTGATCACGAGCCATTAAACCAACGTGTTCTTGCACATGAGACTGTAACATAATAAAACCTTGTGGATTTGCCTGTGAAGCAGGACTCGCCAAGAAAGGAATATGAGCTCTAACGTGTGCTTCATGATCTTGTTCCGGAAACGGTTGTAAAGGCATACCTTTTAAGGCATTCCCGTTTTCCGTAGCAGGATCCATGGGCTGTGGTTGTGGCTTTTGTGGTAAAATTGCATCAATATTCTTTATATCCAACGCATCATACATTCTTCTATACGCTTCATGGATGTTATGAATTTCTGGTGCTGCTTGTGCAAGCTGTAATTGCGTTTGTGCAAGCGATAATCGTTGTGCCATAGAGAAAATATTAGGGTCTGATACCGGAAGTATGTCCACACGACCATCAAAATCCTTTTGCATAGTCTCTGGAGGCACATTTCCAACAAAATAAGGGTATGGAACCGGGTTTTCACTAAAAATCTCACCTAACATACGAAATTCTTGCTTTTGAGCGTAATGTAAACGCTTATGTATAGCAGAAATGATCTTAGAACCCTGTTCAATCAACGCAACAGTCGTTCCAACTGGTGCTTGAGAGTTCATATCAGCTATTTTTGCATCAGCAACCTGTGCAAAACGTCTACCGGAATCAACAACCACACCCAAAAGTTGGGCTAATGTAGCTGAAGGCTCTTTGTATGGGAGTGGGATGATTGAGTTCTTGAGATCTCCACCTGGTACATCGATATCTCGAAATTCCCCAGGATTAAGAGGCTCATCATCATTACGAATGCGAACACCACGAGCTTTAAAGCCAGCTGGAAGGTTCGATAACGTACCCGCATCAATCAACTGCCTTAAAATTGAAGTCGCAGCACGAGATAAGCCGCCGATTGTATGTAACAGCCCAAAGCCATAAAAACCAAAGCCCGGAAGAAATTTGAAGTGTACAAAATGTTGCCTCTTTCTCTTTAATGTGTCTTCTTCTCTAAAGTTTCTAGAAATTGATAGCACATTTCCAGAGCTTTGATCAATGGTGACAATATAAGGGAGCATAATCCCTGAAGGATTGCCCTCCATATCCATATCTTCAAAGCCTTCCAAATCCAAGTCAATGTGGCATTCCAATAAGGTATAAGAGTCATCAGAATAGTTCGGACGTAGTCCCAACAACTCATCAGCACGTTCTTGAATAGAACCTTCGTCTTCGTCATAACCTCCTTCAGATAATTCAACATCTCTGTATACTCCTGCTACTTGTAGTTTGCGTATATCATTATACGTCATTCTAACAACGTGTGTCACCCTCTCTGCTGTTCTTAAATCAGAAGCCGAGTATGGAACAACCATATCCTCGGCAGGTACAAACTTAGAAACTGCCCTTTGCTTAGTCTCGTCAAAGTATACTTTTTTAAAGGTGGAACCAGTTAAGGGCAGATAGAATAACATCTGATCAGTGTCGGGATCGTACTCCTCCATGATCTCTGTAATTTGGTAATTCATAAAATCTTCAACACGCTGGGCTTGTGACTCAGTTTCCTTGGTCGGTGTTCCAAGAACCGCTGTCTTAACAGGCCCACCACTTGGTAACATCTCTTTATAACTCTGTGCTTGAAACTGCGTAACCGCTTCTGATAGTAAAGGGTGCGTTACACCACTGGCCCCTAAGAAAGGTTCACTTCGATCTTCGTAATTAATACCAAGTAACCCTAATCCCTTTGCAATAGCTTCTTCCCAATCTTCCCTAGACTCAACGTCCTCACGAAATTTTGATTGTATCTCAGATGATAGTTCTCCAAGAACCGAATCATCAAGAACCTCTGCAAGATTGGCTCCATGGTCATATTCTTCTGCCTCAACTTCTACATCCTCACCGTCCATCATCTCAATGCCTTCGGGCAATAATTCTTCTTCATCTAAATCAACTTCTACTTGTAAATCATCTAGATTGAGAGATCTGTCTCCACCCGCTCCCATAGATGGTTCTATCATTCCTGCTATTTGTCTAGGTTCTATTGCCATTAGTATATCCTCGTTGTTCTTTTCTTGTTGGGTAACATTCTATCCGAAAATCTATTTGTAATTGTTTGGTACTTTTCTGCCCCGTTCACGTTCACCGAACCACCTAGGTTCCATCTTCCAGTGTCTTGATGCTTTTGAAACGCTTTCATAAATTTTGCTCTATTACCTTGAAACTCTGGATCGTCAGGTGATGGTCTTGTTTTGTGTCTATTCTCGTAGGCATCTTTGCCTTTTTCTTTTATTTCTCTATTTCTTGCTACAAGATCATCGTTTTGTTTTGTTATTGTTTCTAATTTTTTAGCATCAGTTTT